GAAATCAATCGTACAACACTTAATGTTTTTATCAGATCACGAAAAAAGTGTATTCAAAACATTTGGTGAAATTTCACAAAAAGAAATTGTTTTACAAGCAGGAATACGTCAAAAATATATTGATCAATCACAAAGTATTAATTTAATGATACATCCTAAAACACCAGTAAAAGACGTTAATCAACTTCTAATTTACGCATGGGAGCAAGGTGTAAAAACGTTATATTATCATCGCGGCACAAATCCATCGCAGGAATTGTCTCGTAATTTATTAACTTGCACTTCTTGCGAAGGATAAAATGGCAGCAGAAAAATTATATTGTAGTAAATGTGGAATTCACTTTACTATCGAATGGGATGAAGATGAATCACCTGACTTTTTAGAACCTTTATATTGTCCTATGTGTGGTCACGAATTAGATGGTTACGATGATAGTGATTACAATAACGAATATGATGAATGATTTACCAAACCATCTAGGCGGGCATATGAATGTAAATCACATAGATCTTGGTGCCTTACAATATTTACATACTACATTTAAAGTAAAATCTCTTTTAGATGTTGGTTGTGGATTAGGAGAAATGAAAAATTTATGCGATCAATTAAACATTTCTTATATGGGAATAGACGGTGATTGGACAGTTTGGAGGGATCACAATAATATTATATTGCATGATTATACTAAAGGTAAATCAACGTGGACATATGACCATACTTATGATTTAGCCTGGTCAACAGAATTTGTTGAACATGTTGAAGAAAAATATATTGACAATTTTATGAATGATATTGTAAAGTGTAAGTATGCATTAATAACACATGCACTTCCAAGAAAAAAAGGTTATCATCACGTTAATTGTCAAACACAAGATTATTGGATAAACATTTTTAGCAAATATAATTTTAAATTTGATGAAAAAACTACAAAAATAATTCGCGCAAAAAGTTCAATGGAAAGAGAATTTATAAGAGAAAATGGATTATTTTTTAAAAAGGAGGAATAAATGAACGATACACTATTAATAATAATACTTTTTTTATCAATAATAGCAATGGTTTCAATCGCTTGGGAGTTTAGAGCGAAATAAATATAATTATGAGTGAGTGGACTTATAATAATAAACCCTTTAATTCTGATATGATTAAAGATTATGTTGGATTTGTATATGAGGTATATGATACACAGACCGAAATGAAATATATTGGTAAGAAAAAGTTTTGGTCTAAAGTTACACGTCCACCACTCAAAGGTAAAAAAAATAAAAGAAGAACAGTCAAAGAATCCGATTGGAAATCGTATTACGGTTCAAGTGAAGAAGTCAAATCACTGGTGGAAAATACAGGTGAGTGGCGTTTCGAAAGAAAAATCATTCGACTTTGTAAAACGGCTGGTGAAATGTCTTACTATGAAATGAAAGAACAAATCGATAATGATGTTTTACTTAAACCAAAAGAGTACTATAATGCATTCGTTGGTGGTAAAATCCATAGACGACATTTAAATCATTTAATTAAAAAATAATATTTACATGTGCTGCGTTCTGTAGTATAATATACAGATAAAGTTAAGAAAGATTTAAATTATGATTATAGTAGATTACAGTGGCATTGCCATAGCGGCAATATTTTCTCAACAACGTCCAGATGAAATTCAAGAAGGTCTTATAAGACACATGATTCTAAATAGTCTTCGAATGTATAATGTTAAGTTTGGTAAAGAGTACGGACAAATGATATTAGCGTGTGATAGTACATCATGGCGCAAAGAAAAATATCCTCAATATAAAATTAAACGTAAAACTGCACGTGAAGAATCACCTTTAGACTGGTCAAAATTCTTTGGTTATTTAAATGGTATACGCGATGAAATCGCTGATGAAATGCCATATCCTGTTGTGCATGTTGACAGGGCCGAAGCTGATGATGTAGTTGCAACACTAGTAGAATCAACTCAAGAATTTGGTCAAAACGAGCCGGTTATGATTATTTCATCAGATAAAGATTTTATACAATTACATCGTTATTCAAACGTTAAACAATACAGTCCAATGAAACGTGCATTTGTAAAAGAACCAAATCCAGAATTTTATAAATTCGATCATATATGTCGTGGTGATGTTAGTGATGGTGTACCAAATATTTTAAGTTCAGATGATACATTTGAAAATAACTTAAGACAAACACCAATGTATAAGAAAAAAATTAAACATTGGTATGATAATAAAGGTGAAATAAGTACACTAATGTCTACTGAAGAATATAGAAACTTTTTACGCAATAAACAGATGATTGATTTAGATTGTATCCCTATTGATATTAGGGAAAATATTATGAATAAATATAAATCTCAACAAGGTAAAAAGAATAGCAAAATATTAAATTATTTAATAACAAAAAGAATGAACATGTTAGTTGAGTCAGCAAGTGAATTCTTTACAAAGGAAAACTAAATTATGGCTAAAACATATGAATACTTACACGAGTTTTTTCAAGACGTTTGTGATATTGAAGACCGTGATGAAAGAATTGCGTTTGTAAAAGAAAACGCTTTTAAACAAGCAAAGTCAATTATGCAACTTTGTTATAACGATAAATTAGAATTAGATTTACCGCAAGGCAAACCACCATATCGACCATGTCCACAAGGAAGAACACCTTCAAGTATAAAAAATGCATTTTCTTCAATTGGATTGACAGTTAAAGGGAATAACGTTAAAAGAATTAAAAAAGAAAAAGTGTTTATTGGTATATTAGAATCAATACACGAAGAAGATGCTGCGATTTTAATTGCTGCTAAAGATGGTAATATTACTACATTTCAAAAAAAGAAATATTCTAAAATTACTAAGAGTTTAGTTGAAGCGGCATTGCCAGAATTGTTGAAATAAATGTTTTACTTTATGTGTCTATATGGTATAATACCAGTAGAAAGTAAAGTTATATTATGAATATTTTTATATTACATCACGAACCAAAGATAGCAGCGCGGATGCACTGTGACAAACATGTTGTCAAAATGATTATCGAATCAGCGCAAATGTTGTCAACAGCACACCGCATGATCGATGGCAAACCTGAACGTAGGCCATCAAAATCTGGTAAAACGATGCAGCAATATTATAAACTACCCGATAAACGCGAAAATATATTATATAAAGCAGTTCATAAGTTTCATCCTTGCACACAGTGGACAATGGAACACCACGATAATTATGATTGGCATTATGATTTGTTTTATCAGTTGTGTAGAGAATACACATATCGATACGGTAAAAAACATAAGACAGCAAACTTACTTGACGCATTGTGGCACAAACCGCATAACATTAAACGTGACTTTATAAGTCATAAAAAACACAAATGGGCTCATCAAAATTTTGACACTTATTATAAGTATGATCGATTGACAACACCACCTTTGGCTATGAAATCAAATCCAGAATGTATGTTTCCAGACGATCCTGTCAAATCATATCGAAAATTTTACAAAACAAAACAAGCAAGATTCAAAATGGCGTGGACAAACCGTCCGGTGCCAGAATGGTTTTAATTATGCCAACTTACGAAATACAAAATCAAAAAACAGGTGAAGTAAAAGAAGTCTTTTGCTCATGGAAAGATAAAGATAAAGAATTAAAAAAACATGGTAAAGATTGGAAGTATTTAATTGGTGCGCCTGCAACAACAACGCGAGGCATAAATGTAATTAAACGCGCAGGTTCCGGTTGGAATGATGTACTAAAAACAATTAAAAAAAATTCTGGAAAGGATAATACAATTGAACACTATTAATACATTTGAACATGGCGAAATAAAATGGAAACCAAATTATGGTATTGAACTTAAAACTGTAAATGAAAATGGTAGAAAGTACGTAACGCCTAAAGGTAAGTTTTCTTCAATCACTACAATACTTGGTCATAGAGATCGATATAAGTGGGCAGCTTGGCGTAAAAAAATTGGTGCTGAAGAAGCGAATCGTATTACAAGACACGCAACTACCCGCGGCACAAAGGTTCACAGCCTTGCAGAAGATTATTTAAATAATGTTGAAATAGATACAAAAGGTGAAATGCCTCACCATGTTCAATCATTTAATGTGATTAAAAATGTATGTGATGAACATATTGGAAAGGTATATGCACAAGAAGTTCCATTGTATTCGATTGACTTAAAAACTGCAGGACGTGTAGATTGTATTGGAGAATTTGATGGTGAACTTTCAATTATAGATTTTAAAACCTCTGGGCGCATAAAAGAAGAAAGCGAAATTTCAAACTACTTTATGCAAGAATGTGCATATGCACATATGTTTGAAGAAGGAACAGGAGTACCAATACATCAATTGGTAACAATAATGGTTGTTGATAACGATCCCAATCCAATCGTTTTCAAACAAAGATACGAAACATGGATTGATAAACTACGTGAAGAAATAAAATATTATTATGATGATATTAACGGATTGTGATGGTGTATTGCTTTCTTGGGTTCACTCATTTGATTGGTGGATGAAAAGAAAAGGATACAAGAAAAAAAGAATGTCGTATAACGTCGCACAACAATATGACATAAGTGAAGATAAGGCTGATGTTTTAGTTAGACATTTTAATGAATCAGCAGCGATTGGATTTTTACCACCTATTGGTGATGCAATTAAATATGTACGCAAATTGCATGAAGAACATGGAGCTATATTTCATTGCATTACATCATTTGGTTTGGAACGATATTCTAAAAAATTAAGAGAAAAAAATTTAAGTCGTGTATTTGGTAATACTGTGTTTGAAAGAATACACTGTGTAGACACATACGCAAGTAAAACTGAAGCACTTAAACGATACGAGGATTCAGGTCTTCCATGGATTGAAGATAAGCCAGAGAATGCAGAAGCAGGCGCAAAGGCAGGACTTCAATCATTTCTTATTAATCGTCCTTATAACATACATTATAAAGTAAGTGATGATGTAACACGCGTTAATAATTGGAAAGACATTTATGAATACATCGCTCATTGAAAACACTTTAGGATTTATATATAACGTATGTTTTATTAGTTGCTATTGGCCACAAATTATAAAGTCACTAAAAACTAAAAGCGTTCAAGATGTTAGTATAGCTCTTTTTATTATATCAATAATAGGTTATATGTCAGCAACTGCATACGCTGTTATGAAGTTTGGACTTGACTTTTGGTTATTAGCAAATTATGTATTAAGTGGATTTTCATCTGCTTTTATGGTTTACGTATATTATAAATACAAATGAACACGTTCACCCGAAAGGGCGGAAGTAATCTACTTTTGTCAACATGGTTCTTTTCTTGAACTGTGGGAGTAGATGAAGGAACGCACCGTAAAAAGGAAAATAACGATGGCTACTCTACAATATAGAGGGGCAGAAGTTACTTCTCAAAAAGCGGTGGTCAAGCCAAAGACAAAAACCGCGATCTACAGAGGAGTTTCATACAACCCCACGAAACAGAAAGCGGCTCCAGTTGCAAAACACGGTATGTACCGTGGCAGCGCATGGGAAGCGTAATCAAAAAGAGGCCTATTCTTAATTGAATAGGCCTCACTCGATTTCTAATTAAGAGGCTTTTTTCCTACTTTGTCTCCAGCCTTCAGCATGGTATTCTTCCCAAGATTTTTGGGCCATTTCCATTCCGATATCACGACCAGCTTTTTCGGATTCAAGCCATTTGTGTTTAAGTATTTCTATTTGTTCTGCTTTGTGTAATGCGATTTCGTATGCAAAGTTTATGTCAAGTTCGTTCCTTTTGACGGGGTTCCATATACCTGACAC